CGGCAGACGCGGCGAATATCATCGCCCTCGGCGGGTTCGGTCAGCGCCCACCAGACGTGCGCTTTCCGCTGGCCTTCCGGCGTCACACCGCCGCTTTCCACCACCATGGTCGGCGACCCAAGGTGACGTTCCAGATGGGCGCGCTTGGCGGCGATGTCGCCGGTGTCGAGATCAACCACGACGGTCTGCATCTGCAGGATCTCGGCGGCTTTGGCCTGCCCAGGCGCGGCCACGGTGCCGGGGATCACATAGACCGCTGCGCCCTCCCGCGACGCCCATGTGGCGAAGGTCGCCATCTTCTCCGGCGCGGCCTGATCCGCCTCCAGCCAGATGTTGTGCGGGCGGCCATCGATGCCCTGGCCTTTGTCGATGAAACTGCGGACCGGGATCAGCCCGTCGCAGTAGCCGAAGACGATCTGCATGAATTGCGCGATCTGCTCAGGATCGGGCTCGTCGCCGAACACGTCGATCTGCGGGGCCGCGTCGTTGAAATCGCGCCACGGGTTGAAATGGACGATGTTTTCCGTGGGCGTATCTGAAGTTGTGTCGTCGCGCATGGCTGTGTCCTGGTCGGGATCTGATGGATCGCAGGGCTCGTCGGTCATGCAGCCAGGCTCCAACACCGTTCGGCATGGGCACAGAAGCGGCACTCGAAGAAATCACGACTGGCGGCGATGCGGGGCAGCAACTCACCCGCGTCGGTGGCCTGCAGGATCCGCACCGCACGATCGGACATGCGCTGCGCCAGATCGGCATCGAAGGGGACGAGCTCGTGATGCAGCTCGGCCGTGTCCTTGTTGATCGCCGTGAACAGCGCCGGTGCCGCCGATATCCCCGGCACCGAAGGTTCCATGTAGGCCTGGTAGATCGCGATCTGCGCGGCGTAGACCGGCTTCGAGATAGCCACGCCGTCCTTGACGCAGGCGCGCCAGTTCTTCGCGTTCATGGTCTTGCATTCCCAGAGCGCGGGTGTGCGCAGACCAAGCGCTGCCGGGGCATCGGCGATGATCCCGTCGACATGGCCCCTGATGCGACCGCCCGCGACGGAGAAGCCGAACTGGCCGCCATCGCGTTTTTGCGTGACAAGATCGATCCCGGCGGCGCGCAGCCAGCGGATCGCCAGATCCTCTAGCTGGTGGCCGATTGCGAAGATCCGCAGCGTTTGGCCGCCGAAATCAGCCCCTTCATCCTTTGGCGCACCGGCGAAGTCGAACTGAAGCGCGCGTTCGCAGGCGTGGCCGAGGCGGGACGCGCCGAGATAGGTCCGGGGTGGCGTGCCCTCGCGCTCGGCGATGAGGGCTGCGTCGACCAGCGCGTTGATCCGCTCGGCCATGGATGGGCGTGGGTTGAAATCCAGCATCAGAACGGGATCTCGTTTGGAGCAGCGAGGCGCGACATCTCGGTGCCATATCCTTCCAGGACCTCCTCGATCAGCGCGGTGACCTCGGTCGCATCCAGATCACGCAGACGCTTGTCCCAGCCGATCTCGTCCATGGTTGTGCCGAGCCGCTTCATCACCAGCGCTATGGCGAGGCGTTCTTGGTCAGTGGTTCCCTGCATGGTCAGTCCTTTCCGGTGGCGTGCCGCGAAGAACGCCTGGCAGTGCATCGAGCAGAACCAGTGGTGTTCGCGGGGGCGGGGTTTGTTGGGGGTGAAGAAACCGAAGCCGCGCGCGGGGCGCAGGCAGACGGCACAAGGCTTGAGGCGCGGGTGCCAGAGGCGATCAACGCTCGGTCGATCCGAAGCCGCTGTGGGCGCGGATGGGATTTGCGCGACATGGCTCACGCGGCCCTCCCGAGGGACGGGGCGGCATGAGCGACCAGCTGGCGGATTTCGCGCTTGTTGAATTTGAAGGTCATCAGCGCCGAGGCGCGATAACGGGTGAGGCCATAGTCGCTGCGAAATTCCGTCGGCAGGTATTGCAGCTGCTTCTCGGTCGCGGCCTGTTTCAGCCACCCCTTGGTTTTGAAAGCGCTCTCATCGGTTTCATGGGTGTTGAGCCAGTCGTCGGCCTGCGCGAGACAGACCGTGCGTTCGCCCACACCAAGCAGCCGGGACGCGTGACCTTTGCCGCCGCCGACAGCGTGCCAGCGGCCCTCAAGGAAGAATATCCCGCCCCAGGCGTTGAACCCATTGGCCATCAGGGCCGCATCGTCACCGAAAAGGTCGACCCATGCGAAACTGGAGCGTTTCAAAAGGTCGATCTCGGACATGATGAAACTGTCGATCGGGGCGGAAATCTCTTGCGACAGGTCAGCGCCACAGAATGGGCATTCAGTGACGGCGAGCGGGATCTGTGCCTCGCATTCAGGGCAGGTCTTGCTCGGGGCTGGGCCGGGCACCGGTTCGCGGCCGTTCAGGTCTACGTCCTGTTCCAGCGTTCCGTGGGTCAGGCTAGACGTCCCGAAATCCAGCACGATGCAGTCTGTCTTGATGACGCCCGGGTATTCTTCCGGATCGACGGTGCGCAGACCACGGCCGATCATCTGGATCATGGTGGATTTGTAGGACGACGGCCTCAGCAGGACGACGCATGAGGTCGGCGGGTGGTCCCAACCTTCCGTGAGCACGGCAACGTTGACGATGACGCGGATCTCGCCCGACGCATAGGCGGCCAGGATCCTGCGCCGGGTCGCCCCGTCCAAGTCGCCATGGATGACAGCTGCCGGTATTTCCGCGTCGTTGAATGCCGCGGCGACATTCTCCGCATGGGCGACGGTGGAGCAGAAGACGACAGTGGGCCGGTCGCTGGCTTTCTCGCGCCAATGCCGGATCACCTCGTCGGTGACTGGGGCGCGGTTCATGATACCCGCCACCTCGTTCATGTCGAAATCCGACATTGTCTTGCGCACCGCGCGCAGTTCGTCCTGCACGCCGACGTCGATGATAAAGGTGCGGGGCCGCACCAGATGACCCGAGGCGATCAATTCCCCCAGCCGGACCTGGTCGCCTACGTTGTCAAAGATCTCGCGCAGACCTTTGCGGTCGCCCCGGTTCGGCGTGGCGGTGACACCGAAGATCCGGCAGTCGGGATTGGCGCTTCGCGCGTGGTCGATAATCCGGCGATAGCTGTCGGCGACTGCGTGGTGCGCTTCGTCAATCACCAGCAGATCAAGCGCGGGCATCTCTGCGAGATTGCCGGGACGCGTCAGCGTCGGCACCATGGCGAAGGTCGCCTGACCGGCCCAGTCCTTGCTCCCAGCATCGACGACCGAGGTCGTGATCTCCGTTGCAACCCGGCCGAACTTGGTTCGGTTTTGTGACGTGAGCTCGTCTCGATGGGCGAGGATACACGCCTTCGCGTCGCTGCCCTCGATGGAGCGCGCCACAACGGCGGAGAGCGCGATCGTCTTGCCGAAGCCGGTCGAAGCAATGCTGAGCGTGTTGCCATGATCGCAGAGCGCAGCGAGGCTGCGCTCCACGAAGAGGCTCTGGCGCGGACGAAGGCGCATGGCGCAACCCCTTACTGCGCCCATGCCGGGCGACCCGGCACAGGTGCGGCGGCAGGCTGCGGCGCAGGGGCGGTATTGGCGGCGGGTTGCTGAAGACCCAGCGACGGTGCCGCGCCCATCACGGCTGCGTAGTCACGATGATCGGGCGTGACCGCGCTGCGGATCTCGTTCTTGTCATCGCCGCTGGCGTCGGTGCCGATGTCGATGCGGGCGATGAACTCGATCCCGTCCAAGTCGGCAAAGCCGCTAATGCGTCGCGCCGCCTGCGCCTCGGGCGACATGTCCTTGTCGGAAATCCCGCGCGCCGAGTTCAGCATGCCGCGCACGAGGCTGCGGCCCATGTTCGCCCAGTCCGGTCCCTTGGGGCTGTAGAGCCCGATCAGGGTGAAGATCTTGCGGCGGGCGTACTGGCCCTCGGTCACAGTGAACTCGCCGTTGAGATACACCGCGCCGGTCGAGCCGCGCGTGGCATAGCCGCCGGTCCAGCCCTGCGCGGCATCGTCGAACCCGCCGGGGCGGATGGTCAGGCGCACCTTGGCCAGCGTGCCCTTGGGAATGAGGTTGGTGTTGCTCTGAGCGTCGTTGAAATCGTTCCAGGAACCCATGGGGAACCTCCTTCTATTTTCAGGATTGCGGTTGGGATTGGTCGGCGGCCGCCGGATCGACGGGCGGCGGGGCATAGGTCAGGCGATCCGTCGCCGGGGCTGCGGGCGTCCGGATCTTCGTCATCAGTCGGCCGAGATGGGGTTCTTCGACTTGTGCCAGGCGGCCGGAGCGGTCCTTGGCCGGAAAGCCCCAGGGATTGATGGTCTGGCAGACGAAGGCGCGATACGGATCGCCGCCATCGGCCTTCAGTTCCGCCATGGTGACTACCTCATCGACGATCCCTGGAAGTTCCAACCCGGTCTTTGAGCCGTCGATCTGCGGCTGGAAGACCTTGCGATTGAAGTCGTCGAGCTTCTCGTCGAGGATCCCGACGAACCATACATTCTTGGCCCGCGTGTGCTGCAGATGGGTCAGCCAGGCGATCATCTCGCGGCCGTGCAGACCGTAGGCACCGCGCACATCCGGCTTGCCGGTCTTCTCCGACAGCGCCTCGGGCTGGCCTTTGCACCAGCCGAAACAGAGCCGTCCTGCAACAGTGATCGAGTCCACGAAGATCGTGTCGTAGCGGTCGAGTGCTGTCGGATCGCCGAAGCGGTCGCAGACGGCGGCATAGTGCGCCGGGCTATAGGGCTGCTCATCGCGCAAAGCCGGGTTGGGCCCGCCGATGAACACCGCGAAATCCCGACATTCCGTCCAGGTTCTCGGCCGGATGCTGTCACCCGCCCAGCCCTCGATAGCCAGATCGCCCGCTTCGAGATCCATGAACAAGGTGCGGTCAGGATCGAGGGTCCAGAGGAGGGAAGTCTTCCCAATACCGGATTTCCCGAAGATGCAGCCCTTGATGCCGCGCGGCTCCGCCAACCGCTGGTCGGCGCTGATGATGGGGAGG